GCAACATCGACACGGCCAACGCCGTGACGGTGACGGTGACGCTTTACCAGAGTGCGACGAACACGGGGACCGCGTTCGAGCTTTGCTCGACCGTGAGCATCCCGGCCAACGCCGCGCTGATCGTCGTTGACAAGTCGCAGGGCGTGAGCCTGCTGGAGAACGAGTCGATCTACGTCACGGCGGGGACGGCGAGCAAGCTGAAGGTCAACGCAAGCTGGAAGGAGATTTCGTAATGCGGCCACGCGGCGGGATCATCGGGGCGACGGTGCAGCCGGAGTTCACGAAGGCCAGCGGAATCTGGTCGCTTCGCGAGTCCTCCGAGTATCGGGCGGCAGGAAAGTGGCCGATTCCCGGTCTGATTTGCAACCTGGACGCCAGCGTGTTGTCGTCGCTCAGGCAGAACAGCAACGGCACGACGGCAGCGTCGGCAACGAACGACGCCGTCGGGTATTGGGCCGATCAGTCCGGGAATGGCAACCACGCTACGCAGGCGACATCGGATCAACGCCCGACGCTGCAACTGTCGAATCAGAACGGTTTGCCGGGCGTACAAACTGACGGTGTCAATGATTACTTACAAGCGTCAATATCTGGTTTCAATACTCTTGCAAGCGCAACGATTGTTCTGGTTGCGAAAACAGCCTTGGCGGCTGCACCAGACACCGAGACAGGACGCTTCTGGTTTTTTGGGAACTTTGGTTCGGCATCATCGCCATATCCGCAAGATCGAGGTGTGTTCCTCTCGCACGCGACTAGCTCTTTGATTGGAGAGAAAATCCTTGTCGGGGTTGTCAATCCCGGAGTAGGTAATGGAAGAATCGGCGTCAGTTCGTATTCGCGTGCTGCAAATACAGCGCAGGTGCTATCGACAACGCTGTCGAACTCTGGAACGAGTCTGCTAGCCAATAACGTTACGCAGACGTTTGATCTAGCAACCACTGGGTATTCAGCATCCACATCCACTAGTCCTGCTGACATCGGATACACGGTGGACAATATCTTGTTGCTCAATGCATCCCGCAGTTCGGGTATTGTGCAGTTTTTCAATACAGTCATTACCTATCATCAAATGTTGATTTTCAATCGCACCCTCACCACGCAGGAACAGACAGACATCTGGAACGAGTTGCGTGCCAAGTGGGCCATCTCATGACCCTCTACTACGCCCTGCAAGACGAAGAGACGATCTACCTCATCTGCGAGATCATGCAGACGCTGTGCCTCGCCTATCTGGTGTGGCGGGCTCATCCATAATATGCTTTTTCCTATGGTGTATTTTATCATAAACCTAACAATTATAACTTTTATTTAAACAACTAATATGCCTCTTTCAAGAATACAATTAAATCAAGGCAGTCCGGTTCCAGCATCATCGACGGCGACGGGGACGGCGGGACAGGTCAGCTACGATTCGCAGTACCAGTACATATGCGTGTCAACAAACTATTGGGTACGGACGCCGCTGACGCCTTGGTTGTCCATTACTACTAGACCACGCCTATGGCTGAACGCTGCTAATACGCTCAGTTTGTTTGACGCCACGACTGGCTGCAACAACACTGCCAATGGCGGCTCCGTCAAGCGATGGGAAGATGCGTCGGGGAATGGGCTGCACTTCACCAACGACACGTCGCCACCAACGCTTGCCACGAACTCGGTCAACGGGCTGCCAGTGGTTGTGTTTTCAAGCGCAAGCAACCAATACCTGCGATGCACGACGCTTGCCGTAACAGGCAGCGCTAATAGAACCGTGTTTGTTGCAGGCAGGGCGACGGGCACGACGAGCAGCTCGTTCTATTTTGCACTGTCTGACAACGTAACGGATGCCGGCGGAGCGTGGGGAATTGCGAACGATCTGTCGCTACGGCATACGGGCGGGCGCTTTAGCGTTTTTGGTAGCGGTCAATCAGATGTGTTCAACATTGTGTCCGCACTCCAGAACGGAACCACATCATCTGACACCTCAATGTGGCGTAATGGTGTTTCGCTGACAGCGTCAAGCAGGGCCAACGTGGGCGCTATCAACACTACCGGCACGGCAATGACTCTGGCGGCGGTAGATGGCCCGGCATCCGTCAATCTGACGAGTTGCTCTATCGGTGAGGTCATCGTCTACGCTTCGGCGCTAACCAGTTCTGAGCGTGCTGCTGTTGAATCGTATCTGATCAACAAGTGGGGAATCACATGATCGACCACGAAACCATCAATATTATACCACAATTTATAGAATAAACAACAATGTCACTATCATATAACAATTCAGTATTAGCTCAAACTATCAATGTTAGTGGATCTAATAATACCTCAGTCACTGGAGTATTAACTGCTACTAGTGGTAATTTTACTAATGCTTTACAACTAAATAGAATCGATGTGAGCGTAAGTGGTCATACTCATACAACAAATAATATATTAGATTTTGAAACCGCTATTCAAAATATTATTATTCATCCATTCCTATTAGGAGGCTTGTAAATGGCTCAAACACATAAAGTTTTAGGACAAAGTAATCCTTCAGCAACAACATTAACAACATTATATACAGTGCCAAGTGGTACAAGTGCTATTTGTTCAACATTAAGTGTTTGTAATTTGGGTGTTTCTGCAACTTTCCGAATTGCAGTAAGACCTTCCGGAGCTAGTATATCAAATCAACACTATTTAGTTTATGACGCTATTTTAAATGCTGATGATTCATTTTATCTTACTCTTGGATTATCTCTTGCTGCTACTGACGTAGTTTCAATATATAGTTCTACTAATACTGTGGCATTTTCACTATTTGGAGTAGAATTGAGTTAATATGACTATATCATCAGAATCAATACAAAAACTCGCCACCAACCGAAATCTTCGATCCGCCACAACTTACGATTCTAATATATGGATTCGTCCATCAGAATGGTTATCCATACCCGATCTAACTGGGCAACAGCGATTTGCTGGCATTCATCGAATCGACATTGATAGCAACTTAGTCGCTCTTACTGCGGCTGGTGCCTATACTGTGGATTGGGGGGATGGAACCTCTACTAATCACGCTTCCGGTACAACTGCTCAGAAAAACTACGACTATACGACGATCAGCAGTACTGGCGAGTCTACGCTTGGATATCGTCAGGTACTAATTCAAGTGTATCCGCAGAGTGGGCAGAATCTAACCAGCTTAAACCTTGCCGTACGACACAGCGCAACATCTTCCGGGTACGCATCGGGTTGGCTGGACGTATCTGTTAACGGGAGCAATCTTACATCGCTGATTTTTAGTTCTAGCACCGTAACGGCTAGATATCTTCAGCGAGCCACAGTTTTGCAACATAATCTGACTAGCACTGCTGTGATGTTCCAAGCCTGTCTTACACTTCAATCAGTTCCGTTATTTAATACAGCATCAGTGACAAATATGAGCGGTATGTTTGATTTATGTAGATCACTCCGATCAGTTCCGCTGTTTAATACAGCGTCGGTGACAAGTATGGCTACCATGTTCAACGGTTGTAATTCGCTTCAATCCGTGCCGCTTTTTAATACGGCTTCTGTAAATAACATGAATGCCATGTTCAACGGCTGCTCATCGCTGCGGTCTGTTCCTCTGTTTAATACAGTTTCTGTAACTAATATGAACAGCATGTTTATTAATTGCAGTTCTCTTCTGTCTATTCCTAGATTTAATACAGCTTTAGTAAATAATATGGCTAATATGCTACAAAATTGTACCAACTTACAGTCGATCCCACTTTTAAATACTTCCTCAGTGAACACTATGTCTGGCATAGTTTCGGGCTGTCCTGCACTTAAATCTTTTCCTTTACTTAATACAGCCTCTGTAACAAATATGCTTAGTATGTTTCAAGGTTGTAGTTCTCTTAAATCTGTGCCTCTTTTAAATACTTCCTTGGTTACAAATATGACGAGCATGTTTCAAAGTTGTACCTGTCTTGAGTCTGTACCTCTATTTAATACAGTATCGGTGACAAATATGTCTAATATGTTCAACGGTTGCAACTCAATCATTTCAATACCTTTATTCAATACAACTTCGGTGACGAATGTTCTTCAAGCATTTAGTAACTGTGGTGCGCTAGCGTCACTTCCGTCGCTTAATCTATCCGCAATATCTTCGGCTGCAAATATAAATAATTTTATACTTGGATGCAATTCTCTGTCATCGGTGGGATGTACCGGTATCAATCAAACAGTATCGTTTGCAAACTGCAAACTATCAGCAGCGCAGATCAACAACATATTTACGAATCTATCGTCAACTGGAACGGGTAAAACAATCACAGTAACGGGCAATTACGGTGCAGCTACCTGCACACCTTCAATTGCCACAGCAAAAGGATGGACGGTGGTCCAATGAATAATATAGATTTTAACAAAGACGAAATACCTGCTGGTTCTGGTTTTTATAAATTCGATCCCGATAGTAATATTTTACTTTATGCCCCAAATGCTGTTTATGCTCCAAACTTCACCCTACTTAAAGAACAATATATGACATACGAATATCCAATAGATGGATGGAGTTGGTTTGAAACTAGAGATGATGCTAATGTGGCTAATGGTATAAAGGAAAATTTACAAATTGACAACTAATTTTTTTATCTTATTATAAATGACAACATACTAAATAGAGAATATTATGGCATTTAATTTTCCAAGTAATCCAACTCTTAATCAACAAAGTACTCAAAATGGGCGCATCTACTCATGGTCTGGAACAGCATGGGAATTAGCAGCTAGTGTAGCTTCTCATAAATCTACACATGCTGTTGGAGGATCTGATGCTCTAGCTCCTAGTGATATAGGAGCAGCACCAACCTCACATTCTCATTCTGGAGCCGACATTATTAGCGGCACAATTTCTAATGATAGACTGTCTGGAAATGCACAAGCATCAATCAATCTTTACTTATAGGCAAACTTTAGATAATAGGAGAATACTATGGAAACTTTCGTGGACAAAAATGTAAACGAACTAGCTATAATACAGTAAACGGAAAATACAATAATGATGGTATTCCATACCGTATAAATTATGCTGGTATTGGTTACTCTTTTAGAGAAGATATAAATGCTCCGGAAGAAGCATTTATTCCTCCCTGTCCTGGAGAAGGATATATCTTAGACGAACAATCTGGATCTTGGATTTTACCTAGTTAGCCGATTAATAATAAAATATACCTATAACTATAAGGTGTATTAGATGTTGTAAATACTATAACTCTTAAAGGGTCAAAAAATGAGTTGGAAAAAAGAAATACCAATTATTCTCAGAACATTAATAAATGATCTATCTGATACTCCTACTTATTCTGATGATAGAATTATTCAGGTTATTGCCGTAGCAGCAAAATATGTACAATTTGATATTGTATTGGATCAATTATATACAATTGATGTTGTAAACCCTAATATAAGTCCCGATCCAACAGTAAATAACGATAGTATTTTTATCAGCTTAGTGGGACTGAAAGCAGCATGTATAATAGATCAAAGTGCCCTGAGAACCAAAGCAGCTTTAGAAGGTATAAGGGCTGCACTAGGACCAGCACAATTGTCGGTGGCTGGTAGTTTATCGGGTTTTAATCTAATTATAGACAAAGGCCCTTGCGCAGCTTACGAGGAATTAACCTCTCACTGGGATATTAAAGAGGCTACGGCAGTTCGTGCTATACTTAGTCCGTTTGTTGGAAATAAATTTGATTCGCGTTCACTATATTCTGATAATCGCGGCAGAGACATGATATAGAAAGATAAATATGCCAGCTATTAATTATAATTTTATTATCGAACAGGGTTCTGATTTTATCTTAAATTTTCAATATAATGATGAAAATAATAATCCTATTGATCTTAGTGCTAAGTGTATAGTTCTCCAATGGATTACTGATGATGGTTCTATTAAACAAGTTTTTTCTAGTGGCGCCAATTCTAACTATGATATTAATGATTGGTCAATCGTAGGAGACAACTCTGGAGCCATCAGATTTAAATTAGCTGCAAATCTAACCAAAGCATTAACATTCAATACTGCTATATATGATTTAGACATTATTACTCCTGGAGATCGTCTTCGTAATATTAGGCTATCCACAGGCTTAGTTACATTGGTTAAAAGAAATATACCGCTACTAGATACTTGCCCATCTAATGTTGATTCTGTTATAGGATTGACTACTCCAACGGCAACTGATGGTGGCGCCGTTCCCACATCAACTCCAATTATAACTTCTACTTCTTCTCAGTCAGAAGATCTATGCCTACCCGAAGACTGCTTAAATTTAGACATATATTCTGTGGTTTATGCTGGTAGTGGATTGAGTATACCAGATTTAGCAACAGTTAGTGGTTCAGTTATTACTTCTGACACTCGTAATATTGAAAATATAGAAGTAGCAATCAATAAATTACAACACAACAATCCATCTGACTTATGGTTTATGATTAACCCTCCTTCCGGAGATCCTGTGCTTTTGTCCGCCAATAGCAAAATATCTAATTTTAATAACAATTTTAGTTTTATGTTTTCTAATAAGGCACAGCCGACCAGTTACTTACATAATATAAATAATGGCGGATTATGTAGTATATATAATAAAGCTAATTTAATTAATTACGACGATCAGCCACTTGCTACGGGATTCAATCATCTAATAGGTTCTTCTGTCACTGGTGTTTGGAATTTAGTTATAAAAGATACTGATCCATTGGGCTCTGGCTTAATAGACTCCTGGAAACTAATCATAACCTATGCTCCCATAGAGTAAAACACAATGATATTAGATGCCTTATTTCATAAAAGCTCTGGAGTGACAGTGACTACTAGCACAAGAATTATTTGGGCTGAGTCTTATGGTTATGAAAAAAATATTAAAGTTCTTATTAAAGAAGCACCAGTAGTATATTCTTCTGTATTATTGACAGATGGTACTGTAGTAAAAGATGAACCCTCACTTAATTATGTTGTTAATTTATCATGAGTAATCCATTTAGCAATATCATTAGCCCAGAACTTAAACAAGTATTTAATAATGCTATCGATGCCTTGCTAGAGCAAAACGCCCTAACTGTTCCGTGCAGACTAAGATACTCTGGGCAGCAAAATTCTACATTTTGTTCTAACTGTATTTTTGATTCGATATCACAGCTATCTGCTAATATTTATAATGGTACTGGACCCAGACCATTTCCAGAAGGTTCTATATGCCCTACTTGTATGGGTATGGGCATGATAATGAGTGATAGCTCAGAGATTATTTCTATTGCTTGTATTTTTGATAGTAAATATTTTTTGAACTGGTCTTCTAAAACCCTTAATGTTCCAGCAGGATCGATACAGACCATCTGTCATACATCACTATTGCCTAAAATACGTAATGCCAATGATATTATTGTAGATACTAATTTAGAACAATATGGCAATTATACTTATCAAAGAATGGGAGATCCAGAGCCTATAGGATTTGGCGACAATAGATACATTTCTACTATATGGAGTAGGAAATGAGATTTGACATACAAATATTAGAAAGCGATAATCAAATAGTCTCTGCAATTATTCATAGCATTAAAGATGTTATAGGAAATGCTATTAAAAAGTCGATGAGCAAAATTACTGACGGCACTAAAGAAATAGTTGCAGAATCTTTAAAACAAGAGCCTGAGTATGGATCTCTAACTTCTGGTAAGCTCAGAGCAGATTTTGGCATACCTGACACGTCTATGGTAGAAAGAGTTGTGAATGCATTAGCAGATACTATTATTATTACAGAAGTACCAATCACAGGTAATCAAAATGGTTTAAAGGGTGGATTCATTTTAACAATGATGAAAAGTGATGATTTAAATGGTGTTATATATCAAGAAATAGCTACAGTGTCCGATATTAAAGGATATAAACTACCTTGGTTAGAGTGGTTATTATTACGCAATAATGAGCCAATAGTTAAGAATTATGAAGTTCAGTATGGGCCTTCTCCATATTCTAGATCGGGTTTGGGTATTATGGTTCCGTCTGAAGATAGCTGGAGAGTTCCTCCCGAATTTGCTGGTTCACAAGATAGCAACTGGACTACAAGAGCCATAGAGCGTTCAGAAGGGCGTATTTATAAACTTATACAGCAAACTATTGAAAAAAATATATGACAACACAATTTAATCATGTTGAATCTATAGGTCGCAAAGACAGACTATCTGGTCTAGAAGATAACTTAAAAAGTTTTCTAGATTGGTCTTTTTTACAAATCGGTGGGTTTGTGAATGTGACTATTCCAACCAGCGGCCTTGTTGGCGCCAATAACACTGGTTTTCATGTGATGAAAAGCGTTAACGACCCGTCCAAACCTTCAAAAACATGGGAAGCTCCTAGAAAAGATTGGGTTTATGAAAACAACTCATTGTTGAATAATCCGGCTTCCATCTCATATAATCCATACGGAACTTCTGCTTCCGGCCTCAATACTTCACCTGTCTCCTTTTCTGGCGTTTATCTCAATAATACCTTTTTACCAGCACCATCTGGTAGTGGTAACTATACATATAAAGTCAATTATCCGTTGGGTCATATTGTTTTCAACAACAACGTTTCTGCAACAAGCAACGTTACAGCTTCTTATAGTTATAGATATATTCAGGTATATAAAGCTAGTGAGTCTGTATGGTGGAAAGAAATTCAGAAAGAAACATATAATACACAAATTAAACCAAATGCAGACTATGCAATAACATCAAATCATAGAGCACAATTACCTTGTATTATAGTTGAAATAATACCACGTACTGAAATGATTCCATATCAATTAGGTACAACAGAAAATATTATTATTCAAGATGTATTTTTACATGTTTTTTCACAAACAGCAAATCAAAGAAATGCTATTATTGATACATTATTATTACAAAAAGACAATAGTTTTTGGTTATATGATGTAAATGCAGTTATAAAAAATAATGCATATTTACTAAGTCGTACAGGAGATATTAATCCTAGCGGATACAATTATAATATTTTGACTGAAAACTTTAAGTCTAATTGGAGTACTATCAAGAAGGCTACTTTAAGTGAGTTAAATAATTTTAGTGCCACCTTATACAATGGGATAGTTAGGTGGTCTATAGAGATGTTTCCATAATTTTTAGTTTAATATTATAAGATTAAGAACAGGATCAAAGAAATTTATATGATTAATACCAAGTGCTCAGAATGCATGTTTGCTGCTTCAAATCACCATGAAACAAACCTACCATGCTCACGCAATATCATTGAACAAATTAAACCCATTAAAAATATTACACAAGACATTAATGGTTTTAATATAATTGAAAATTATGCTTGTAGATATGGTTTTTCTAAACAGGTTTATGAACAAAATAGAGAGCTATTATCAGAGGATTTTGAAGAAAGATTAGCAGAAAATAGTAAAGTACGATATTATTTATTATTAGATTGTTCTGATTCTACAGTAGATTTTGATAAGGTGTTAGATTCTATTAAAACTCTTGACATTCCTCCAAAAGCTATATCTTTTATGTTTAGAGATTTAAGCCATAGACCTTTCAACAATAAACATCAAGATCTTTTGTTGTCAAATTATTACGATATGCATTGGAAAGTGCATAATTTCGTTGAAAATATTGAGCTAGAAAAAGGTATTGACCACATTCTGTCTACTAATGCTAAAAATAACAACACCTCTATTTTTTTGGTGTATAATGCTAAAGATTTAGACTCTTTATCCGTTGATATAAAAACCGTCAATAATCATATAGTTTTATACCAGTCTCCTATGATAGCAATGATCGACAGTAACAATAATAGCCTATATAGACTGGCTATGTCCTTTGAAAATTATAAAGTGGCCAAATCATTGGGTGATCAACTAATTACGGTTTTATGTCAAGAAACCAACATTATACATTATTAAGGTTTTATATCATTTGGTGTAAAGCTTTATTACACGCACAATAAAATGGGAGTTTCAAATGCCTAACAATAGAATCTATTACGCATCACAGGCCGTACAACTAAGACCAACCAATTCAGAAGGCTCCGCTTTCGGATATTGGTACCACCCATTAGCTGTTCAAAGCGTGGGAATGACTACTAACTATACCACTGAACAGACTTTCCAGTTAGGCACAGTCGAAATTTATGATAATGTTGAAACTATACCAGAAGTTCAAGTTACTATTAACAGGGTTATAGATAGTACCGCACCACTATATCTAATGTGCATGGGTGGCAGTGCTGGTATTCCCGGCGCAGACAGTAAGACTTTAGTATCTTTGTCCAATAACAGAGTACATTTTCGTTTAGGTATTTATGGGGATGATCAGCAATATATATCCGGTGGAGCACAGAGCAGCGTATTATGTTCTGGTATGTATCTTTCTAGTTTCAACTATACTTTCCCAGTTGATGGTAATGCCACAGAAGAAGTTACTCTTGTTGGAAACAGTAAGTTGTGGAATACTGGTAATATCCCAGGTATTCAAAATAATAACTTTGCTGTTGGAACCATTTTTAGTCCAGGCTCTAATGTTGGTGGTCTAGACCCATCACAGAATAGTGGAATTCTACGTAGACAATACTTAAATGTATTGGGTTCGGTACTTCCAACAGGCAGCGGTGGCATTAGAACGCCCAATAATCAACCAATACTGCCACACGTTCAAAATATTACTCTAAGTGCTGACCTTGGTAGAGAGAGCATTAATCAATTAGGTAAGTTTGGACCATATTGTCGTTATGCAACCTTCCCAATTGAAGTCACGAGTGAATTTGAGATTATTGCTCAAGATGGCGACGGTGTAGATGTTAAGGACTTTAAAGACGATGTGTTCTGTGGCACATTAAAAAAGAACCTAACCAACAAGACTATTAAAATAGCAGTTTGTGATGATAACCAAACTAATGATAACAATGTTATGATGTTTGATCTTGGAGACAAGAATACATTAACATCTATAAACTATACTGGCGGAGATACTGGTGGTGGTAATGCAACCATTTCGTATAGCTTTAGAAACTTTAATAATTTTAGTATTGTGGCCAGTGGTTCCTATAAGAGTGGTATTGCTTTTGCAGACTCCAATAATGCCGTATCAGCACAGTCTGTTAATTTAGACGCCCCAGCAGTAGCAGTATCGGCCCCAGTAGTATCGGCCCCAGTTTCACCCTTAGATTATAATGATTATAATTCTGGAGACAATCATAATGGCTAATAAAAGAATTTTTTATGCTTCACAAAGCATCAACCTACAACCTGTTTCAACTGGTACAGCCGACCCCATTAACTATAGAGATCCCAACCATTACGTAAAATACGGTGATGGTAGTTCATGGGTGGTTCCACTAGGTTTACAGAGTGCTGGTATTTCTACCACATTCAATGCAGAACCAGTTTCACAGCTCGGCACTCTTCAGATTTATGCTCAAACCGAAACTTCTCCAGAGGTTGAGGTTACCTTGTCTAAGGTTTTAGATGGTACGGCTCCACTCTATTCATTATGTACAGCCAAAGTTGATCCAGGCGATACATCGTCTTTAGAGTCTATTAATGCCGATATTACTCAAGTATCAACCAACATGGTCAATGTTCGAATCGCTGTTGCTCAAGACACAGGAGCAGCCGCAACAGGAAACGTAAACCATCACACCCTGTGCGAAAGAATGTATTTGTCTAGTGTTTCGTATACCATGCCCGTTGATGGTAATGCTACAGAAGATGTTACTTTAGTAGGCAGTAATAAGACCTGGGGTACTTCTTTTACTTTGCCCGGCGATTCAACAAGCACCCCATATGGCACTGGAACAGATGCTATTGTTCGTAGACAGTATATATCTGTTACCGGAAGTGCTACTGCTATTAGAGATGCCAGCAATAGAATCACTACCTTACCAGCTAACAGTGTTCTTCCAGCTAGTTTACCCAGATACGTTATCAATAACATATCACAACCTCGTTTACAAAGCATTACTGTTAGCGCTAATTTTAATCGTGAAAACATTAATGAGCTTGGTTTTTTTGGTCCATATTATAAGTATACCACATTCCCAATTGAAATCACTAGCGAATTCGAGGCTATCGCAGTAAGCGGAGACCTTAAGAATGCCAATGATTTTGAGTATGTAGACAATGAAGACAATTACGCTTCAAGTTTTGGTTGCGCAACAAAGTATACCAATCTTCCCAACGAAGAAATTGTTGTTAAGATTTGTGGTATAACATCAAATGATAGCCTCTATATTGATCTAGGTACGAAAAATAAGCTTACTTCAGTTAATTATACTGGTGGAGATACCGGTGGAGGTAATGCCACGGTTACTTACAGCTATCAAACATTTAATAAGTTCAACGTTATTCCAGTGGGCTCATATGCAGATTATGTCACTCACAACGGCTCAACCTCGACCTCAGCTACGCTGCAAGATTATAACAACTCATAATGATAGGAGATTTTTAAATGGCTAATAATAATAGAGTTTTTTACGGTTCGCAGGTAGCACAGTTAAAGCCAGCCACAACGGGCAATAATTATGGGGCTTGGTATCAGCCACTAGGTGTACAAAGTGTTGGTTTTAACAGCACGTTTAATACCGAGCAAACCTTTCAATTAGGTGCTATTGATATTTATTCAGTAGCAGAAAATGTGCCAGATGTTGAGGCTACAATTTCTAAAGCTTTAGATGGTACATGTCCTTTGTATCTAATGTGTATGGGTGGTGTTTCTGGAGTAGCAGGTGCCAATCTAAGTGGCTTTACTGACCAGGAAATGAGAACCAAGGGTTTGGGTGCTCTTGCTAATAATACTGTTTCGTTTAGACTTGGTATTTATAATGACACAAAGTCTAACGTAGCCGGAGATACCAATGACTGGGTTCAGTGCTCTGGTATGTATCTATCTAGTCTTAGTTATACTTTCCCTGTTGACGGTAATGCTACAGAGGAAGTGACTTTGGTAGGTAATAATAAGAGATGGGCTCAAAATAATAATTATGGTGCTATGACGGCTGTGGCTCCCACAGGAGATTATGCAACTGCCAAGAAGCTAGCTCGTCGTCAATATATAGACGTTAAGAACTCCACCATGCCTACAGGCTCGGGCGGTCTTCCCACCGGACTAGCTAGCAATATTGATTTACATTTACAAAACGTTAGTATTAATGCTGATCTTGGTAGAGAGCAAATCAATGAGCTGGGCGCATTTGCCCCATATCACCGTTATGCTACATTCCCAGTTGAAGTAACAAGTGAATTCGAAATCATTGGTACAGAAGGCGATTATGTCAATGCCAATGACTTCTTGTTCTCTAGCGGTTGCGGCGTTCGTTACACTAATATTAATCGTTTTCCGATCCAACTGAAAGTTTGTGGTAGCGGCACTGGCGCACTAGATATTTTCCTTGGAAGCGGCAATCAGTTAACCTCAGTAAACTATACTGGTGGAGATACTGGCGGCGGTAATGTAAGTATTACATATAGTTTTAGAAACTATAATGATTTTTATATGAAGGCTGTTAACTCATACTCAGGTGTACCAACCGTATAAGTATTCTCTACTATATAGTTGGCGTCGATATAACGATTACGGACTTTAGATAAGGATTAGGAAATGGAAGAATTATTTGGTATTATAGGGCGTTTATATGTCGAAATCTATCATGCTCAAAAATATATTGAGACCATACAAAATCAATTAAAAGATAAAGATGCGGAGATTATAGCTCTAAAAGCTAAGATAGCATCAGCAGTAAAAGACAAGGACAAAAATATTGAGTAGGCATGTATCAGGAACTGGAACAGCAGATATATCGTATTATAAGCGGCAAATTATTATTTAATTATAATAATAAAACTTATACTCTGTTGCCTCCTAAGCCATTAATCAAATATAAAGCTAATTTATTATATGACTCTATATTAAATGATGAAAAATACAATGAATGGATTAGAGCAGAAAATTTGGATAAGTATATGACATATTTGGACGTTTGGAGTCCTGAGATGTCAGCCTTTTTAGAAAAGTCAGATAAACAGATAGAAGATTTAAAAGTTTCTTTATTTAATAATAGACTAAATAGTAAAATGACAGCACGGACTCGCAATCAGTTATCATACCTTAGACAAAAGATTGGAGAACTACACAGCAAAAGACAAACATATTATGCTCAAACTTTAGAAGGTTATGCTGAAAGTATAAAGTATGAATATATTATCAGCAACACCCTGTTTTGCAACAAAAAAAAAGTGTTTGGTAAATTTGGATCACTACAAACATCGTATCATGATTTTACATCTGTGGTATCAGAAATTAATAATCACACATTAAATACCGCAGATTATAGAAGAATGGCTAGATCGGATTTGTGGAGATCTTTTTGGAGTATTGATAAAACTAATATATTTATGGGTCCAGTCGCCCTTTGGACAGAAGAACAAAGAACATTAGCCGGATATAGTTCAATGTACGACAGCGTATATGAACACCCAGAAAAACCTAATGATAATGTAATAGATGATGACGATATGTTAGATGGATGGATGATTACTCAACGCAGAGCCATAGACAAAGCTAAACAGCAAGAATCAGTACTAAAAAGTAATTCGAAGCTAAATAAAGCTCAAGAAGTATTTATTTTTACAGATAGTGCTGATGGTGTTAAAGAGGTTATGGGAATGAATTCTGACGAAGCTAATTTAGCTATTGCACAAAGAGCTAATGTATTAAATAATAATCAATCCATAGATCATAGTCGCTTGCCAGACGTTCAAAAAGATTTACTAAATAAATAGGATATAGAACATTATGAATTATAATCAACTACTTTACGATATCGAAACAAAGTTTAAAACAACAATGATCGGATCTTTAGCCAGATTCGAAGAAGCGTTTGGACATCTATGGGAAGAGGATGGACCAGATCAACAAGAATATTTAGAAGCTTGGGAGTATACTCGAAACGCTATTCTCAATAATGGTAACAAACAAATGAGAGCAGCATTAGATGACTTATCCGCAACTTTATTGGGGTCATATAAAACAAAATATACTTATAGATTTAATAATAGGAATCATGGAGATAAACAATGAAGACAAAGACTTTTAAGGCAACGGTTGATGGTAAAGAGAGAGAATTTTTAGTTAAGTCACCATCTTTAAATGATCAAAGAGAAGCTCAAAAGGTTTATAACCAAGCTTTTACAGACGCTATTAAAAGCAAGAGCGTTGTGCGAGCAAAGCTTGATGATCTATTAGAAGATCAGGGACTATGGAATGACGAGAAACAGGCTAAGTTTACCGCCCTGCAAAGAGAGCTTCTTGATGGCGAAAAACGTCTTGCAAAGGGTGGTTTTAGTTTAAATGAAGCCAAAGACCTTGCTATTAAAATGAAGGGCGTTAGAGACGAAATTAGGGATCTAATCAGTGTTCGCACATCTTTAGATAACCATAGTGCAGAAGGTCAAGCAGATAATGCCAGATTTAATTATCTTGTATCAGCATGTGTGGTGTATAATGATAACAAAGAGCCATATTTTAGGAATATGGAAGACTACTTAAATAGAGCTACTGAAGAGGTTGCTCTGTTGGGTGCTCAAAATTTGGCTAACATGATTTATGGATTGGACAATGACTATGAGACAAACTTACCAGAAAACAAATTCTTAAAGAAATTTAGATTTGTTGATGATAAGCTGCGTTTGATAGACAAAAAGGGTAGGCTTGTAGATGCGGACGGCAGGCTAATTGACGAAAGTGGCAGATTTATTGATGAAGAGGGTAATTTCGTTGATAAATATGGCAATAAGGTCACACAAGATGGAGATTACATTGTTGAACCACAACCATTCTTGGATGACAATGGAAATCCAGTTATTCTAGAGGAAGAAAAGAAAGATGAACCAGCAAAATCTGATCCACCTTCAGTTCCTCCTCAGCCACAAGCCTCGGAGACCCCAACAGAAACAAAGGCTCCAGAAGCCAATAGCTAGTGCTCGTTGTTTAATTGTGACTCCTAGAAGTATTCCCTGCTCAGACCTATGTTTGGGCCGGGAATATTTTTTATAATAATGGTATATTTAACAAACCTTATATATATAAAATTTTATGGCTACAGCTTTTAACTTAACTGCACAACTTAATTTACGTGGCCCAAACAACGTTAATAAAATTGTCGCAAATATTAAAAAACAACTGGCTGGGATTACAGCTAATGTAAACATGAAGCTGGATCCAAATGTGGCTAAAAACGTTAAGGCCCTCGACTCTTCTTTAAAATCATTAAATGCAACATTAACTAAAACAAGCACCACCGCTTCTAGCGCCGCCTCTGCTATATCCTCTTTTGGTCAATCTGTAGCTTCGGTTAATATTAAAAGCGTACCAGCACAAATTAATGCTACTGTTGCCAGCATGAATAACCTGAATAAAGCTAGCTCATCTATTGGTGGTTCTTTAAATAAATCTGTTACAGAGATGCAAGAGTTCGGTAAGCAGGCCGGATTAGCCATTAGACGTTTTGCTGCATTCACAGCTGTTACTGGAGTTATTTATAGTTTAACTAATAGTATTAATCAGGGCATTCAGGCTTATATTGAATATGACAAAGAATTAGTTAGATTACAACAGGTAACGGGTAAAACAGCTGCTGGCCTCAAGACACTGCAACAATCTATTAGCCAATTAGCTGTTGGTTTAGGTGTTAGCTCTAAAGAACTAACCACAGTATCAGTTACATTAGCACAGGCCGGTTTGAGTGCTAGAGATACTGAACGAGCATTAAAGGCTTTAGCATTAAGTTCTTTAGCTCCGTCTTTTGATGATATGAATGAAACTGTCGAAGGTTCTATTGCCTTAATGAGACAGTTCGGTATTAGTGCTGGACAATTAGAACAAGCACTTGGTTCGATTAATGCTGTAGCAGCTGCGTTCGCAGTAGAAGCCGACGACTTAATTACTGCTATTCAACGTACTGGTGGTGTGTTCGCTACAGCCAGTAAGGGTGTTAGTGAAGGTACAAATGCGTTAAATGAATTTATTTCAGTATTTACTAGTGTTAGAGCAACTACTCGTGAAAGTGCCGAAACCATTGCTACTGGTTTGCGTACAATTTTTACCCGTATTCAAAGAGGGAGCACAATTGATGCTCTTAAAGAATTTGGGGTGAATTTAACAGATGCTGAGGGCAAATTCGTTGGAGCTTATAAGGCCGTACAGCTTTTAAGTGAAGGCTTGTCAAAACTAGATCCAAGAGATATTAAATTTTCACGAATTGTTGAAGAACTAGGCGGTTTCCGACAAATCGGCAAAGTTATTCCTCTTATTCAGCAGTTCGCAGTTGCCCAAGATGCTCTGAAAGTAGCTCAAGGTGGACAAGCATCATTAGCGAAAGACGCGGCTACGGCACAACTATCTTTAGCTAATCAAATTCAAAAAGTACGCGAAGAATTTTTTGCATTATTTAGAGAGATTGGACAAAGCAAGGGCTTTCAATCATTAGTTAGTGGAGTATTAACTCTTACTAGGGGTTTAATTAAATTAGCAGATGTTTCAAAGAGCTTATTACCAGCATTAAGTGTTATAGCTGCTTTTAAGGGTGCTAGCGCACTTACTCAATTTGCTAGTGGTTTTAGTAAAGGTTTCAGGCCGGGTGGCGGCAAACCAGAAAAAGAAAAACCACGATTTGCAGATGGTGGAGTAGTTAGAAAGTTTGCTACTGGAGGTATTGTTCCCGGAGTGGGTAATAGAGACAGTGTTCCCGCCATGTTAACTCCTGGTGAAGTTGTAATGAATAAAAGTGCTGTACAAAAATATGGTGCTGGTAATTTAGTTAGAATGAACAAGCGAGCTAAAGGCGGCCCAATTACAATAGAAAAACTAAAAGACATCAACCCCAATGCTGTTCAACCAGACTATAGAAATGCAAAAGAAGCAAAAAATAGAGTAGGAGAAAAAGACCAAACTTGGAGTACATATAGAGATCAAGGAAAAATAGGGAAAATCAGATCTACAGCTGTCAAATATATGCAGCCACAAGACAAAGTATATGGAAATGTTGACTATGCACCTGTACCTGACCCAAATAGGTCAGAAGTTGAAAAATATTTTGGAAATATAACCTTTAAAAAAGGCACCCAGTCTGTTAATCCAAAAGACAAGCGCATAAGCACTGCTTATGAAGACTATGTTCAAGATAAAATAAAAACAATAGGAGCTAGATATAGTGGAGACTATGACCCTTTAGACTTTGAAACTGGTGATGTTAAATTTTATAGCTCCGAAGAAAATATTCAAAAATATATTTCGATAGATAAAGTTCTTTCAAAAAGACTTAGACATGAGAATAAACTCAATAAAATTAAATGGGAGCCAGACTCTCCAGAAACAAAAGCATTAGAACCAACAATAATATATCATCCAACAGATTTAACAGAAAATAATAATCTTAAAAAAAGAATTTCAGACTGGGTTTTATTATCAGAGAATCAAAAAACAATTGAAGCCCTTAATCAAGGTAATACTTTTAGACTTGGTGGATTAGTTCAAAAATTTGCTAAGGGTGGTGTGGCTAAAACTAAATCCAAACTAGCGGAAAGTATTTTACTATCTTCACTTAAACAACAATCAAAAGATTCAGAGTTTCAGAGTAGTAATAATACTATAAGTAACATTTTAGGTGTCCCTGGAGTAGATAAAATATTAGCTCAAATAGAGAAAGCCTACGGAGTATCCTCCGCTAAATTCTTAGGATCAGGAGGAGAAAACGCAGCTTTTGATATTGGTGATGAAGTATTAAAAATTTCTCGCACTGGTTTAGGAATTCAGTCGTTAGCTAAAGATTTTGGAGTTAAGAAAAAAGACTTAGATAAGATGGGCAATTATCAATTACCAACAGGAATTGAAGGAGTTGCTGGATATAGAAAAGTTAAAACTTTTGGTAAATTAACAGCAGCATTGCAAGATAAAGTTACTGGTTCTGATTCAGATAAAGCTATGGATGACGCTCAGCTTTTACAAGGAAAATTAGCAAAACAAGGAAAATACTGGCTTGATGCTCATGGATCCAATATGGGTTACGATAAAAAAGGTAATCCTACTGTTATAGATGGTTTAATTTTTGATAAATCATTTGTAGATAAATTGGGTCCAGACTACAGGGAAGATATTGAAGTAGAAGGAATGATAGCTGAAGCTGCTTATGATAAATCATTAAAAAAAAGAAAACCCCAAAAAAAATCTTTTGGTGGTACGATTCAAAAGTTTGAAGAAGGTGGAGTAGCTCAAAGAAAAGTAGGATATATTGATTATGATGTTATAGTCAATGAAGCTAATAAAGATATTGTAGAAAAAGGTATGGAAGCAACTGGGCAAAAGGGCCCTAGACTATATACAAATTACCTAACGCAGCTTGCTGTTAGAGCACGAAAAGATAATAGTTTACAAAAACTAAGAGCAATATACGGAGTAGCTGGTAGTGGTAAAACAACACTAGCGCGAGGTCAAGGAACAGATAGTGGAACTTTAAGACAAACTGAAAGATTTCCAATATTATCTCCAGAAGATATTCAAAGAGCTACTGAGGTTTTAGTTTTAAGTAGTAGTGTTTCCAAAGATAAATTAGACGATTTTTTTGGTGATGTTGATAGAGCATATACATTAAGTTCAACTACCGATACAGAAAGAAGCAGAGTAAAAGATCAAAGGGGATCAAGAGACATTACGGGGATCGGTTTAGAAGGTCGTCAACCAGGAACCACTATGGGAGTTTCAACAGATACTGCTGTTGGAGAAGCATTATTGTCAGATAAACTAGGAGACAAATCTATAGTATTAGGAAGAAGTGGTTCTGGTAGACTAAGAAGAAAAAAGGGAAATGAATTAGTAGAAATTATTAAGAAGAGAATTGGTTTCACATGGGGAGGATTTGCTCCAACTACAGCTGGTCATGAAAGCATTATGGATGCTGCTGCCGCTATGGGTATTCCACCAGAAGATTTTATAGCACTAGTTGGAGCTAACGAGGCCGCAGATCCATCATCTTATCGCACAGCAATATTTGATCAAGACGCTAGAGTATTATTGGCTAAGGCTGGTTTTGGAGCAAGGGGTGCCACTGTACTTCCCAAACCAAGAGATTTTGAAGTTCCTCAAGGTTTTGATATAACTCAACAGGGTTCTGATAGAAGACAAGTACTAATTCCCAGCCAAGGTAGTACAGCATTTGTTGCAGATAAAACAGAAGACCAGACAGCAAAATATAGACAAGCTGGATATGATGTTAAGAACATAGAACGAACCGGTGGTATTAGTGGCACAATGGTTAGAGATTTAATTATAGCTGGAGATATGGCTAAACTTCAATCAGTATTATCTCCTGGCGTATATGATCTTGTCTCGAATAACATAGGAAGAATACAAAATAGAGCTAGTATTTTACCATCTCTTATAGAACAAGCTCAAAAAGAAGCACAAGCTGAAATGAGTCAGGTGGATCAACAGATAGAAGCTCTTGGAATCAAGAGAATAGATTCTAAAAAGTTGGAGAGTGACCCAGAATATGCAGCTAAAGTAGAAGTTCTAAAAGAATTAAGATCTAAAAAACAAAAGATGAGATCGGCTGCTGGATTTACCCCATATAAATTATTAGATGCTTTAGCTAAAAAGGACCCACAAAATTACGCCCTAGACTTTTCTGCACCAGCAACTATGGGCAATGTTCCAGCAATGAGAGTTATGGGACAAAACTCACAAGCTCCTGAAGCCCCAATGCCAGTTGGTAGAGTTGCTCAATTGGCGCAAGAAAAAAATAAAAGTATTCAAGATGTTATATTAGAACAGTTGGGTGGATTGGGTGGTCCTGCTGGAGTTAAAAAAATACTTGGTATAGTTAGTGGCGATAGAACATTAAATTCATTATTACAATCAGGAAATATTAAAAGGGGTAAAGGCTTAGAAGAAGCAGCAGACTATGTTAATAAAGCTTTAGCTGCTAAGGGTATAAAAGATGCTGCAGAAGCTAGAAGATTAGAAGAATATCAAGCTAAAGCTATGCATTTTGGTATTGCTGGTTTATTACCAATAGATTATTCAAAAGAATTTGAGTGGAATATTGATGGTACTGATGTTTATGCTACTGCCAGAGGTTTTGGTAGTATGTATTTGGAAGAAGCAAGACAAATGCAAAAGGAGTCATCAGCATTAGCTCAAAAATTTGCAGAAAATGTGCAAAATAAAAATATTTTTGGTGGTGGTGAAAAATTAGCTTTTGATTTTGACAAAACATTAGTTGAAGATGCTGATATTCTTGACGCTAAGGGCAATCCTGATATTCAACAATACTCAAACAGAGATGCTGTCAAGAAAGCTTTGCAGAATGCAAGACCCACCAGATTAGCTACCAAATTAAAATCACTAATAGAGCAAGACCCACCATTTATTAAGAAAACTAGAATACTAACAGCTAGACCACAAAGCACAACAGACCTTCTTGCTCAAACATTACAAAGTTTTGGTCTCCCCTATACCGCCACAGATATTACTGGAGTTAGTGGTGGACTTAGTAGCAATATTGCTGCATTAAAAGCTGCTAATTTACAACAAGAAGAAAAACTTATTGATGATAACTTAGATAATATTAGAGCTGCCCATAAAGCTGGTAAAAAAGCATTCCAATATGTTGAACCCAAATCTACAACATCAGAATTAGATGAGAAAATGGGTCAGGGCAATATTGAGGGAGCAATAATAGAAAAAGCTTTGGCTGTTTTGGGTGCTCCTGTAAGACCAGACGCTAAACAGAACAGAGCCATAGACTATCCTGACGGTTTAGGTAGTGCAGCTCAATTCTTTCCTGGTATTGATCCTGGTATTCCAACAGAAGTTAAAAGAACAATTGACGGTAGTAGTTTGGAGAAAGTTAGAGAAGAGATTGGAAGATATATAATAGGAGGAGCGGAAGCTGTTAAATTAGCTAGAGGCGGAGCTGTTCAAAACTTTATGGCCGGTGGAGCAGCGACCAAAACCAGAAAAACAAAAGAGCCTTTCGGAACTGGCGAAACAGAATTTCCAACAATAATATCAAAAAAATATGCCGAAGAACAAAAAACTGCTGATGAATTTGCTAAATCTAAATTAGCATGGGATAAGAATCCTAAAGACGAGAGGATAATGGTTGACGAAGCACAGGTCCAAGAAGCTTATCAACAACCATTTGATAGAGATAAATTTTTAGCATCATTTAAAGAAAAAATTAGTCGTGACTCTTTGTTTGAAAGAATGTCAGATTTTGCTAAGTTTGTAGGACTCCCACAAGAAGATCTAACTAAAACTCTTCCATTACAGCTAGATTTTGGAGCAACTAAAAGGGGTGGCGGATTAGGCATGTTCGCTGCTGCTCAATTTGAAAAAGGAACAACTGGAATTAGACCATACGAAGGCTACGATCTGTCAAAATTTGGATACGGAGAAAAACAAAAACAAGAATCTTATGGACTAGATAAGCTTATAGCGGCAAAAGAAAAAGAAATCAAAAAGATTACAAAAACACCCACCGAAACTTTTGATGATGGAAGTTTTTCTTTTGATAGAGAAGCATATTCTAAGGCAAATGATGAACTAGCAGAGCTTAAAAAGAAATTATTTAAACTAAATAATTTAAAACGTAATGCAGAAAAAGCAGCTCTTGCCGATCAGGAAACCGTTTCATCTACTACTGGTCGTGGGACAATTAGCTTTGCTCCCTCTATGGGCTACGCTAGTGACACCAAGAACAGCACACTGTACCACGAAATGACTCATCAGTTGTTTGAAGGGCTAAGAAAAAAATCAGCAGATAGTTTTGATAAATATCGAGATAGAGTATCTTCTTTATTTTCTGGAGATAATGATGATTTAGCTGATGCTTTTGATGCACTGACTACTAATGGTGGATATTCTAGTGCTGATGTTGTGTATGGCAGAAGTTATAAATCAAATAACTTAAGTCAAATACTTTCGGGCTATTATCGTCAGAATCTTGATTCTTCTAGGGGAGCTACTCCAATCCCTGAAGATATAACAAAAAATCTTGCTAGTTTAAGTACCCAAAGCACAGCTGCCAAAAGAGCCAGAGAGTATAGACCAATAAATCCTCAAGTTAATGAAGCTTTACTTCAAGCGGGTGATAAGTTTGGAATGACTCAAGAGAAGATTAATAGAATGGAAGATAACGGTAAAGAAGAATTTTTAACAACTTTAATAGAAAAATATCCTCAGCTTGATAAAAATTTACAAGAAATTTTAGACTCTACTTTAACAGAACTATTGAGTGGTGCTGGAATTCAGAGACAGAAATACGCTACAGGAGGTACTGTCCCAGCCTTAGTTAGTAATGGTGAAGCTTATATTCCACCAAAAATAGCTAAAAAAATTGGCTACAGTAATCTTAATCGCATGAACCAAGCTGACCGTAACGGAATGAGTAAGTTCTCTAGTGGTGGTATTAGTGTGTTTAAGGGCGCTGGGACTGGTACTAGCGATAGTATTCCTGCTAATTTACCAGTTGGTAGTTTTATTCTTAGAGAAAAAGCTACTGAAGCACTAGGTTTCAATAAGGGTGGTACTGTTCCAGTACAAAGATTTGCTGGCGGTGGTGATGTAACGAGAATGATTATGAGTTGGCTATCATCCGATATGGTTGGTGCTACCAAACCTAAAATGGCCCCCAGGCCTGCTGTTGTTAATGATTCAAGTGTTGTTGCTTCTAATGATGCTACCAAAGCTCTCGATAATCTTGTTAAAGCTCTTAATGAATTAGGGCTAAGTGCTGCTAATTCTGCAGAGATTTTAAATAAGGGCGGGCAGGTTAGTTATAAAACTATAGAAAAAGCCTTAGCCGAAGATATTAAAAGACTAAGGATTTCGGGAGCAAGTATACAAAGTATAGTTGCAGCAGAAACTACACTTGCTAATATTCGTAAAAAAAGCAAAGAAGAAGTTGCTAAACAGAAAAATATACAAGGACTAACTAGTCTTAGAGGTAGTAGCTCTACTAAAATTATTGGCGGCCAAACAATCGGAGATCTACAAGCTGGTTCTGGTGCTGGTCAACAGGCTATAGAAACGCAAGCCCAAATGCTTGCAGCGGCTAGAATCAAAAGAAGAGGAGGAAAGGTCACAGAAAAACAAAGATCCGAAATAATGGAATCGTCATATATCGACTCCGCTTCTAGAATTACTGGTATAAAAAAGAAAGAATTTAAAGCTGCTGGAATTAGTGGTGAAGATATTCAAAAATATATATCTGATTCCATGAGGGATCGTAAGAGCTTATCTCAGATGGACAAACAATTAGTTGCATTAAGATTAGAAGAATATAATCTTCATAAAACCGTTAACGGTGTTGCTGTAACTAGTGCTAAAGAAGCAGAAAGACTAGCCAAAGAAGAAATATCAACTCGTCGAAAGATAATCAACGAACTCTCTGCTCAAAATGGAACCAGAGGAGTTGGTGCCGCTGGATTGAGAGACTATAGAAATAGTCCAATATTAAATCAACTTAAAAATTTTGTAAAATCTCCCGGTAGAGTTTTTGGAGCAGCTTCTACGGCAGCTGGATTAGTTGCTGGTAGCTCAGACATGATTGCTAAAAATATGTACAATATGAGTACAACAGAAGGTCAAGGCAAAGCTGCCAAAACAGGTGCAGCCCTTCAATCTTCTGGAACTATTTTGAGTACCGGTTTAGCGGCAGCATCACAAATGGCCGCTATCCCAGTTGTAGGCCCGTATGTTGCTGGACTTACCGCTGTTGGTACAGCAGCTTTGGCAGCAGCAGATTATTTTTATGATTTTACAGGATCACAAAAAGCAGCCACACAAGATTTCGAAAGATCACTTAGAGCCAAAGAAATTGGAATTGCTATGGACGATCTAGATAGAGCATTCCAAAATTTCCAAAAAGATATGGGTAATATTGATCTACAAAATGCTTTGGAAAAATCACTTGGTAATGCATCATCTTTGCAAATTAAAGATAATTTTGCAGAAAGAGATATTGCTAAGGCGGATTTTGCCTTAAAGAATAGAACTTGGAGCGATATATTTACGGGCAGCTTCAAAGGCTCTGCCCAAATGGATGCTCCAACACAAAATGCTATGGATAGCGAAATGTCTCAAAAAATGTCTGTTGTGGCTGATAAAGCCATGGCATTATATGAGACACAAATAAATCAAGGA